GGACCCTACGAACCCCATCCCGCCAGTTTCGGGCACGACCGCCGCAAGTACATCGGCGTCTTCGCCGAGGTCCTCGGCATCCGTCCCTGGGAGATCGACGAAAAGCTGAGCGTCCCTGATTTCGAGGCCCTGATCGACTACCTCGGTGAGAAAACCCAGGGAGGGTAACCGGTGCCCGGTGAGACCCTGAGCTTCGACATCTTCGCCAATGACCGGGCGTCGGCGGCGTTCCGGCGGCTGGCCGACCAGGCGTCGAGGGCGTCCGGGGACGTGGGGGACCTGGGCAAGAAGCTCACCGAGGTGGGCAACCGGGTCGCGACGGCGCGGGTGAAGCTGGAAGGCGACAAGGAAGCCCAGCACCAGCTGGACACCCTGGGCGTGAAGCTGCTCAAACTGGGGAGCAAAACCGCCAACCCGAGCATCAGCCTGGAAGGGGTCGCCCGGGCGGAGGCGGAGATCTCCGGCCTGAACCTGGCGCTGGACCGGCTGGACAGAAAGCGCACCGGCGGCGGGTTCCTGTCCAGCCTGTTCGGCGGCGGCGGCGCGGCGGGCGGCGGCGCGGCGGGCGGCGGCCTGCTGGCGCTCGGCGGCGCGGGCCCCTACGCCCTCGCCGGCCTGGCGGCGCTCGCGTCGACGCTGATCCCGGCGCTGCTCCCCCCCGCGCTGGGCCTGGGCGCCGGTGGCCTCGCCGCCGGGGGCGCATTCGCCCTGGGCAGCAAGGCCGACCAGCAGCTGACCGCCCTGCGGACTTCCCTGCGTACCGGGACCGGTGCCCGGCGCCGGCAGATCCAGGCGCAGATCGCCGCGCTCCAGCAGTCCAGAGGGCCCGAACTGCAGGCGTTCGGCGCCCTGGAACAGGTCGGCCGGGGGGCGCTGGGCACGTTCGCCAGTGCGCTGACCGCCCGCGGCCCTGGGACCGGGACGGGCCCCCATTATGTGCCCGGTGCCCCGTCGTTCCTCACGAGCCTGGTCAAGATCCTGGAACAGGTCGGCCGGTGGGTCCATTCGATCGGGCCGATGCTGGGTGACCTGTTCCGCGCAGCCGTCCCCTATCTGCAGTTGTTCGTCAAGTTCGGGGAACGGGCAGCGAAGATCATCCTGCCGGTGATCACACAGTCACTGAAGGAAATGCAGCCATTCCTGCCACTGATCAGCAAGGGGCTGCTGACCCTCGTCAAGGGGTTCGCCGGGTTCCTGAACGCTATCGGCCCATCCGGCATGCAGGCCAGTGCGAAGATCTTCGTGGCGCTGACGGAGGCCATGGCCGCGGTGATGGTCGCCCTCGGGCACACGATCAACTGGCTCACCGAGCACGTGCCGGCGTGGGTGCATAACATCGCCGCGTGGTGGGACCGGCTGTTCCACTGGACGGTGACCACATTCGACGCGATCCGCCACGACATCGCCGCATTCTTCGGCCAGATCATCACCCTGGCTGATCAGTGGCGGCACGGGTGGGCGCACATCTGGGACACGATCTACTCGGACACGATCGGCGTGGTGATCCGCCTCGACAAGGCCATCATCGGCTGGTTCCAGCGCCTGCCCGGGCAGGTGATTCACGCCCTGTTCGGCCTCGGGCATCAGCTGTACGGGTTCGCGCACGCCGCGCTGAACGAGATGTGGTCCGGGTTCAAGTCCATCGGGGGGGCCATCATCGGCTGGATCGGGAACTTCGCCAAATCGATCTGGAACAAGGTCAAGTCCTTCTTCGGCATCGCCTCCCCGTCGTCGCTGTTCTACGACATCGGGAAGAACCTGATGCTGGGCCTGTTCCACGGCATCAAGGACCACGCCCACCACGCCGCCGCAGCCGCAGCCGGGGCCGCCGGGGCGGTGTCGGGGTCCGCGGGGTCGGCGCAGCGGTACGCGCGGTCCCTCCTCGGCGCCTACGGGTGGGCCGGGCAGTGGGGCGCGCTGAACGCCGTCGCCATGCGCGAGAGCGGCTGGTCGCTCACGGCACGCAACCCGTCGTCGGGCGCGTACGGCATCGCCCAGTTCATCAACGGGCCCAGCGAGTATTACCAGTACGGCGGGAACCCGAACACGGTCGCCGGGCAGGTCATCGGATTCTTCAACTACATCCGGCAGCGGTACGGCAATCCGGGTGCCGCGTGGCAGCACGAGCTGAACTTCGGCTGGTACGACAAAGGCGGGTGGCTCCCCCCGGGCCTGTCGCTAGCCTACAACGCCACCGGCCGGCCCGAGCAGGTCCTCTCCCGCTCCGGCGGCTCCGGCGCCGGGAACACCTACCACATCACCGTGAACGCGGGCCCGGCGACACCGTCGCGTGAGGTGGGGCGCGTCCTGGTGGAGCACATCAAGGCGTTCGAGCGCGGCACCGGCTCCAGGTGGCGCTCATGACGTGGACTTTGGTGCAGAAGTCCGCGTCCTACGCCACATCCGGCACCGGCACCGTCACCGGCACCCTCCCCGGCGGGTCCACGGCTAATAACCTGCTGGTGGCGTGCCTGGGGTCGAACGTGGCGGGCACCCAGTTCACCGGCCCCGCCGGGTGGCTGCAGGCGGCGCAGACGGGCAACGGGTCGCTGTCCCGCGCGGAGCTGTGGTACCTGCCGCTCGCCTCCAACGGCGGCGGGATCACCACCGCGGCGTTCACCTGCGGCACCGGGCAGGTCCGCGCCGCCCTCGCCGAGTTCCACACCGACGTCACGTCCCCGTCGGTGTCGGTGGACTCCGCCGCCACCGGCACCGCCAGCACGGTGACCTCGTGCACCACGGGCTCGTTCTCCACCAGCGCGTCCGGGGACCTGGTGGTGTGCTCGTTCCTGGAGCACCTCGGGTCCAACTCGGCGCTCACCTGGACCGACCCGTCCGGGTTCACCCTGCTCGACTCCATGACCGCGTCCGCGTCGAACCAGGCGTACTCCGCGTACCTGCTGTCCGCCGCGGGGCCTGCCAGCGGCCTGACCGTCACCGGCACGTCCAATGTGGCCGCGGGCACCAGCGGGTGGACCGGGTGCGCGGTCGCGTTTACCGCCACCGGCGCCGCGTCGCAGACCGTGTTCGTCGGGTCCACGATCAACACCAACGACTACCCGCCGGGCACCACCCGGCCGCAGGCGTCGCGGCTGTTCGAGGCCGCCACCGGGCGCACCAACCAGATCCAGAAGCTGTACTACATCCTCGGCCCGGTGCTCGCCTCCGGGCAGGTGAACCTGGCCGACCACGACATCGCCACGTGGATCGCCCGCGGGCAGAAATGCCTGCTGTGCTTCTCCCCGGCCTTCAAGAGCCTGTCCCAGTCCGACTACAGCAACCTGAACACCACCTGCGCGGCGTACAAGGCCGCGGGGCTGATCGCCGAGGTCGCGTTCTGGCAGGAACCGTCCAACGCGAACAAGAACCTGTCCCCCGCGCAGTACGGGGCGATGGTCCTGTTCTACAAGGGCGCCGTCACCCCCTATTACCCGCTGGTCGCGTCGCTGAACTACTCCGGCGCGGGCGGCGACCCGCAGAACTTCCTCAACTACTTCAACTCGGTTCCGGCGGGCACGTTCTCCAAGGCGTACATGGACTTCTACGCCCGGGAGTTCGCCGCGCGGAACCCGGCGGACCTGAACGGGCCGATCGCCGCGTGCGACGCGCAGGGCATCCCGTTCGGCATCGCCGAATGGGGGTGCAACCCGCAGATCGACGGCATCCAGACGTCGATCGACTTCATGAACTACGTCGCGTCCGCGCCCACGTCGGTGATGCAGACGAGGAAGACGGCCGGGTCGCTGATCTCGGACCTGATCTGGTACAACGGCCCGGGGCCGGGGAACGCGCTGGCGCTGCCGATCACCGACCCGCCGCAGGCCGGGTGCACCCTGCCGGGGCAGTCGAAAGACTTCCGCATCCCGTACTACCAGCAGGCGTTCGACGCGCTGAACTCGACGGTCACCACCACCACGGTCACCATCGCGGCCACGCTCACCGTGCTCGCCACCCCGTCGGCTGCGGCCGCCGTGGGGGGCGTCACCCAGGTCACGTTCGCCGCCACGCTGGAGGCCGGCGCGAGCATCACGGCCACGCTGTCCGGCGGGACACCGGTGGTGGTGCCCGCCGCGCCGCCTGGTGTCCCCTCGGCGGGGTTGCCGCAGATCATCACCCAGCTCGGCGTCCTCCCGGCGCAGCCGGTGGCGGCGCTCGGCACGTTCATCCTCAACGACACCACGTTCGGCATCCTCAACCAGGACATCCTCGGCCAGGCCACCAACTGGGCGGACATCTCGACCGACGTGCGGTCGTTCACCATCACCCGCACGTCCACCCGGCAGAACGCCCCGGTGATCACCTACGACGCCGGCACCGACGTGATCGTCCTGGCGAACGCGGCCGGTGCCTACGACCCGAACAACCTCGCCGGCCCGTTCACCGCCGCCGGTCAGACGCAGATACGGCCGATGGTCCCGGTGCGGCAGATCGCCGCGTGGAACAACGTCCAGTACCCCCTGTACTCCGGGTTCGCCGACTCGTGGATCACCCCCGACACCAACTTCGGCCCCCAGTATTCCGAGACGACCCTGTCCGCCACCGACGCGTTCAAGGTCCTCACCGGGTTCCAGCTCGGCGCCACCGCCGCCAGCCTGAACGCGGGCAACCAGCTCCCGGCCGGCGGCGGGGAGGACACCGGGGCGCGGGTCACCCGGCTGCTGAACCTCGCCGGGTGGGACAGCGGCAACCGGCTGATCGACACCGGCAACACCACGCAGCAGGGCACCTCCCTGGCCGGCCCGGACGCGCTCACCGAGATGCAATTGTCGATCGACACCGAACTCGGCGAACTGTACGTCAACGGCGAGGGCAGCGTCGTGTTCCGCCGCCGGCACGGCGTCATGGAAGACCCCCGCTCCACGGTCCCGCAGGCGATCTTCGGCGACCAGCCCGGCCCCGCGCAGCAGCTGAACATCAACACCGGGTTCGAGACCGACACCGCCGGGTGGGCCGCGGTGAACGGCGCGTCGATCACCAAGTCCGGGTCGCAGGCGTTCGCCGGGTCGTTCTGCTGCCTGGTCATCGCCGGTGCCGGCGCGAACCCGGGGATGATCACCAGCCCTAACGCGCCGGTTTCCGCCGCCGCGTACGTGACGTTCAGCGCGTGGCTGATCGCCGCTACCGGCGTCCCCGCGCAAATGTCCCTGACCCTCCAGTTCTACGGCAAGCACGGCGGCCACCTGGCCGCCCAGGACGTCACCACCACCCTGCAGACGCAGGCGTTCTGGGCGCAGGCAGTCGTCAGCGCGTCCGCGCCGGCCGCCGCCGTGTCCGTCGCCGGGCTGATCACCATCACCGGCGCCAACCCGGCCACGCAGGGCGTGGACGAGGCGTACCTGCTCGTCGCCCCGGAGCTGCCCTACTCGAACCTGGGCCGCGCCGACGACGACACCCAGCTGTGCAACGACTGCCAGATCACCGCCGCCGGGTCGGCGAACCTGCAGGAGGCGCAGGACGCCAACTCGATCGCCACGTTCCTGTACCCGCGGTCGTACGCCCGCACCGACCTGCTGCTCGGGTCCGACCTGGAGGCGCTGGAAACCGCCCAGTTCCTGGTCTACATATCCAAGGGCGCGGAGAACAGGTTCGACACGCTCACCCTGTCGCCGATGCGCGACCCGGCCGACCTGTTCCCCCAGGCGCTCGGCCGGGAGATCGGCGACATGGTCGCCGTCATCCGGCGCCCCCCGGGGGTAGCGCCGATCACCAAGCAGCTGATCATCCGCGGCATCACCCACACCGTGGACATCTCCTCGAATTCGTGGCAGACGCAGTGGATGCTGCAGGACGCCGCCCGGTACGCGTTCTTCAACCTCAACGATCCCACCGCCGGGCAGCTGGATAACAACCCGCTGGCGTACTAGGAGGCCCCATGACGTTCCCGGCCGGCATCGAGGTGACCGCCGCCGTGCACGTGCAGCGCGGCACCGCGGCGGCGTGCGCGTGCGGCGGCACGCTGGAAAAGCTGCCGGAGCTTGAGGCGTGGCAGTGCCGTGACTGCGGGAAGGCGTACGGGTGACCGCCGGCCTGGCCGCCACGACGCTGGCGAACAAGTGGCTGGACATGCT